AATGTGTATACTTCCGTAAAAATAACCACGCTCATAAAGAACGTGGTAGCAAAATTTATAAAGGAGTAAAAAAAGATTAAATTGTATGTAATTTAATTTTAGCACAGACCGTGTAACCAATGTAGTGTTAAACTATGTTTTTTAATATCAATCTAACATCTACATATTATAGACATAATTATAATTTATAAGAGGGTAGCCATAGCGACTACCCTTGTATAATGACGTGGTAATTTAATTATATCATTTCCAGTCTATTTTACCCCAGTATTTTTCATTTTTAATTTTTTGCTGTTTGTCTGTGATTTTACAAACGGCACAATAGAAATGTTTATTACTTGAGCCTGGCTGAACATATTTAAATCTAATCCACCAGTACCCATCTTTTTTGATTACTTGGTCAAAAGGAACATAATTCCCCTTGTATAACCACGAACCACTTTCAACTACAGTACCTTTAAGTCCAGGTGACTTACGTACTTTAATAGTACTGTTAGCAGTGAATTTACCTCCCCAGTTCCACGTTGTTTTAATTTTAGACGGCTTACTCTTAGGCGCATTGATTTGTCTACCGTTGATAGCCTCTGCAAGTCGTTTAGTAAAACTGTTGATGTTCTTAGTGATATAATCCATGTCTTTTTTACTAGTGATAAAACCTAACTCAATCAATCTGTAATTTAAATTGAGTTGGCCTGTAACGTTAGCATTTAATAAATCGTTTCTAGGTGTTACACCTCTAATTTTACCAACCGTCTTACCTAGCGCACTGGATAATGCCTTGTCTATATCGTCGGCAGGGTATCTATCGCTTACAATAACGTGCCCTCCACTTGCTTGAGGACTTGCAGCGTCTAAATGGAATTCTACAATGACATCAGGCTTAACATTCTTTTTAACCCAATATAAACCATAATCTGAATAGTTACCTACACGTTGTCCATATAACGTATCTTGATACAAGTCTTGATTCATTGATTTGCCACCGTATAAAACAACTTTATTACCTACACTCTCAAGATATTTCTTTATTCTAGGTATGATTTCTTTTCTATTGAAGTCACGTTCATTATATCCGTTTGCTACGGCACCAGGATCATTTGAATAAGCACCTTTACCGTGACCTGCAACAAGCAAGATTTTCTTACCTTTCTTAGCTTTTGCTTTCTTAACTGGCTTAGCTTTGCTTTTAACTTTATTTTTAGTCGTTTCTTTAGCGTAGAACGGTCTAATAAACCACATAGGGAAATCGTAGCCATGTGTACGTCTTGTAGTAACTTCAGGAGGTGTCCAATACGCACCGCCAACCCAATTTTGTTCAAGTATCGTTATATAGTTAGAAGTAGCAGAAATGACGATACCAACATGACCATAACCCCCGCCATAATTTCTGTTGAATATCACAACATCTCCGGGCTTAGCTAAGAATGATAATGTATTTTCATAAACAGTAGCTTCTCCTGTAAAATTGTTCCATGTCGGAATGTCTGCAGCACCTACACCTTTTAAAGTATGACCGAATAAATAAAGCCAATATTGGTTAGCTACGTCGAAACATTGGAAACCATAAGCACCGTCAGGGTTTAACGCTTTGCCCTCTAAACTTTTTAAATATGCAATTGATTGTTTATATGTTCTAACAGATACCATTAGAAATCATCTCCGTTCGTTTGAGGCGCACCACCTGTAGAATTTGTTCCAGCTTTAACTTCATGTAATTTTTGTTGCCCTTTTTGTGCTGCGTGAGAGAAGTTGTTATTTTTCCACCAAGTCCATAAAGACACTGCGCCAGTGATGATAGAGCTGATAGTCACTTCATCTACTGGAATAGGCGAAATGTGTTTAGTAGCTAAAAATTGGTTAACCCAAGCTAAGATAAATACTATTGTTCTTACAATTGAACCTACATCTGTTTTCATACTAATATCTCCTTTAAGATAATATAAAAAGCCAACGCATTGCGTTGACTTAAATTACTTGTTCTCTTTTATTAATTTCTTTTCTTCTATAGGGTGGTCATTGTAAATATATTTCACTTCAATTGAACCTTTAGAAGATTCATCTAACATACCTATTACATCAACATTAGTAGTCATATTGTCTATTTCCTGTAAGTAAATAGGCTCATCTAAACTATCAAATTTTACAGTAGCGTTGACTTTGAACTGTTTGGGTAAATCTATTTTTATGCTATAGCAATCATTTATAAAACTTTGTAAATTAAAAAGTTTTTTGTTTTGTAAATTAAATACATAGCTTTTAAATGCCCATTCTAAGTTACTTTTTAACGTTTCATCAACTTCATTGCCATCGGTAAATATAGCAACTTGTATAGGCTCGACTACGCCCTCTGTATATTGTAATAACCAATAGTCAATTGTTTTCTTATTAGATAACCAATCATCTTTCATTATCTTAACTACTTCTTCGGCGATAGGTTTAGCCATCAGTTCAATCCATTGCCCTTTTTCTTTGTCGAAAATTTTAGGAATAGCTTTCATTATTCATTACCTCCAGTAGTATCAATCCAAATTTTAGTTGTGTCATTAGGGGCGTTCTCTCCAATGACAAAATTTTCTTCGTTTTCAGTTTGATTCTTAATCAATCCGTTTTTTACACCGTATTCAATCATCTCTTGCCACAAATCATGGTTTTGTGTATTGATTAATTGTCTACCAATCGCACTTTCAGTTACTTCGATTTTCGTTTTCTTATCAGACGGGAATACATACTTGTTATCAACCCATATTTCTAGTGTGTATATGTTAGCAGGGATAATTTGATTGATAACTACATCACACACATAGGAATTGTCATATTGCCTAACTGTAGTGTCGTAGATATATTTAACACCCGTTTCATCTGTCAAAAATACTTTTGCAGGTAATCCATCTAAATTTAAATCATCTTTGTTAGTATCTGTTAAGATATAACGCATATGTGATAAATCACCTTGTTTAATGCGATTACCGTCTTGAGAGTCATTTAAGTTAAGTACATTTATTAGCATGTTTTACCTCCAATAAAAAACCGGACTAAAAAGTCCGGCGAATTAGTTATACATGTGCATTTTCCAAATCATATTCAATACCCGTTAATTCTAAATATTCTTCGGGAGTTACAAATCCTCTTTTAACAAATAAAGCAAATTGTTCTTCATTGTATAAACCCATTTTATAGTATCTGATACCTATGTTACGCATTAATATCACTCTCCAAAACTTGTAATGTTAAATTCGCTATATCATTTTGTAGATTTGCTACTGTATCTTGTGTTTTCATTAATTGTAAAGTTAAATCCGATATTAAAACATCTTTATCATCGGGAATTTCTTCTGTTTCAACTTTAGGTTGTTTTTTTAACCATTCTTCATGTGATGTTCCTATCCATTTTTCTCCGTCAAAATGACAAGGGGTGAATATCCCTTCCGGAGGTTCTATCTCTGTCCATTTTCCTTTCGGGAATTCCATGTCTCCTCTTTTGTTTTCTATAACCAAATATGGAGTTCCATCATAGAAATAAATTTGTTTTGTTTTCATATTTTACCTCCTATAAAACAATTGTTCCTTCAATGTAGTACATGTCATACGACTTCACTTCATACTTAGGATCAAATGTAATTTTTAAATCGCCACCTTGAGCGATGGTGATATTATAGATAATCGCTTGACTCGTATTAATACTCGATTTCGTGTATTGTTTATAATCTTTTATCATATCCCCAATGTTTTTAGGGAATTTCGCAAAAGCCATTTCTTTCATACTTACGCCACTTATTGCACCTTTAATGAATATTACGTTAACATTATTAATTGAAACCAGTCTATAAGAAGGTTTGTTATATATGCCGGCTTGTGCAACTCCATTAACAAGTGGAAGTGATTGCCAATCTGTGTCCGTCCAGTTAGGTTTTAACAACTCTAACTGCTCTTGAGTGAAATCACTATATGTGAATGGTTTCCCATCTTCACCAGGAATACCTTGTACGCCCTGCTCTCCTTTCAAATTAGCGAGTTGCTCTGGCGTGAAATCTTCGTATCGGAAAGGCTCTCCTTTAGGTCCTTGTAGACCAATTGCGCCTTGAGCGCCCTGTTCTCCTTTGAATGTATCAGCATTTTCCTCCATATATACTTTTAAATCGTTTTCTAACTTATCTTTAAAATCATCATCTAATAATCCTATAGCATTCTCTTTCATAACATTTTTTACTAAATCTTGTAACGAATCTACATGAATTTCTTTACCAATCGGTCCAGTCATTCCACTGTCTGTGATAGTGAAATAAAAGTTAGCGACATGCACACTATCTTTACTATTAGCTAAAAATAACTTTGCATCCATTCTACCTGCATGTTTAATAACATTGTCTGATACCTTATATTGGATAACCCCTCCTTCTGGAACAAGGATGTCTAAAGGTTCATTTGTAAATATAGAACCATCTGAACTAAATAAATCTAATCGAGGTGTCATATCCGTGTTGTTGAAGTTAAGGGCCTCGTTGTTATCTTTAATAGCAATGCGAATATATGAAGATCCGTCGTCTTCTGTATAGAAATTAGCTCCTATAAAGCCATTTTCTACAGTACTAACATTAATATTTGTTTCTACATCTTGTAATTTTTGTACCATAAATGCACCTCTTATTGATTATTAAAGGCTACCCACTGACAGTGAATAGCCTTGTTATCTATATTTATCTCGAATGTAGTACATACCCTTTAATCCTACTTTTTTATATAAGCTACTAATAGTTGTAGCTTGGAAGTTACACCATTCAATCGCAGTAGCGTATTGCATGTAACCAGGGTTTTTAGGGTTCCAACGCATTCTGTATAATGTGTTTTTACCTTTATTAAAATATTGTTTTCTAACAAACTTAGCCCCACCTATAATACCGTTACGTGGACTAGTCCAACCTTGACGTCTAGCGTATGCAATTGAAGCATCTGGGTTGTTATCATATGCAGAAATACCAAAATAGTTATAAATGCCATATCGTCCACTAGCGTAGTTACTACGGCCATATCCACTTTCTAAGAAAGCGTGAGCGATTAGGTAAATTTCATTTACATTGTACTTCTTACAACCGTCTGCAAAAGCTTTGCCTTGTCCGGATAAAGTACCTTTGCCTTTAAGTATCTTGTTCAACTTACTTACGGATATACCTTGATACTTGCCTAAATCCAGCATTTGATAGCGTTGGGTTGAACTATTCCATATAGTAGTTGGGTTCATATATTTACTTGTTTGAGACCTAGAGGCGTTACCCCAACCCCAACTATAAGATTTTTGAGGCATACCATGAGCCATTTGTGCATTAAGCGCTTGTTGGAATGTATATTTACTTTTCTCTACAACTACTCTAGGTTTAGTAGGTGTTTTGCTTACAGATTTACCGTCTTTAGATGTTGTATTGTTTTGTGTAGGATTGTCTACAGACGTTTTACCTTTTACTTTTATTTTCATCTTTGTAGTGGTAGTTGTGATTGTTTCTGTTTGTAATTTATCTCGATTCAGGTATAAACCGATGATTTTCTTTTCAACTTCTTTGTACTTACTTTCATCAGGAATACCATTTTTAATCAAGTCATAATTAATCAAATCTTTCATAGAACGCCAAATGTTAGGATCTGCTTTAATTGATGATTCAGAAAGTTTTATCTTACTCCAACTTAGTAACCAAACACCATAGATTAACGCCCTGATTTGGTTAAGCATAAATTGACGTTTACTTTCTGTTTGACCGCCACATACTTCCATGACAAGCCAACCTGGATGTTCTGGTGCTTCTTCAGAATCAGGTCGAGGCGTCCATACACGCTCACGGTCTATATAAACATGTGGATATTCATCTTCGTTAACATATTTATTACGTTGTAAGTACAATTCCTCAACAGAACGCATATGTGTACTTTCTTTGATGTAAATACCTTTTACTTTCCCTATGCTTTTTTGTCCTTCTACCATGTAATGATAAATGTATTCTAATTTGTCATCTAAATCGTAAGCAAAAGAAGTATAAGAAACTTTGGTTACTTCTTTGATGATAGGTTTTGTTTGTTCTTTTGTATTCTTAGGAGTATTGTCAGAAGATGGTTTAGACGGTGTACTACTTGCTTTTGATGGTTTCTTTGTTTCGGCGTGGTAAGGAGGTCTGACAAACCCGCTTATACCATTATAACTATGCTTGATTTTGGCACCAGGCGAGCCTGTATAACTATTTGCACCGATCCAATTTTGATCCACACTAGTGAAGTAACTTTTAGTAGATGGACCAATTACAACAGCTGTGTGACCAACACCGTTATTAAAGGAACCCTTTCCCCAAACTGCCATGTCACCAGGTTTCGGAACAAAGTTTCTAGTATTCCTATAGAATTTGAAACCTTTAGGATATCTATACCATGCCATAGCAATAGCGTTTCCTGTTGTTCTAAAACGCCAATACCTATTAAAAATGTAGTTAGGTAGATCCCAACATTGTGCTCCGTAGTAACCGTCCACATCAACCCTTCTACCAATCATACTTCTTGCCCATGCTGCAACTTCAGAAGCAGTAGGCTTTCTTTTTTTAGGACTAGGTAATCCCATATATGCACCTCATTTCTGGCATAATAAAAAGCCGATAAAATATGTACCGACTTAATTTCCAAATAACAACGGAGCAATTACTTTACTTAATGTTTCAAGTAAAGCGAAAGCACCTACAATCAAAGCACCTAATGTTTTGTTAGACAGCTTTTTTTCTTCTAATATAAATTGTTTATCTTCAATTTTGCTATCTAGTGTTTTTCTAATATCTCTAACTTCTCCGTTGACTTCTTCAAAACGTCTATTTGTATTAGAGTTTGATTGTCTTAACTCCTTTACAAGCCCTTCAATACTATTTGCCATTCTATCTGTGTTCTTTTCAGTGTTAGCGGATGTTCCTTTTAATTCTGTAATGGCTTGTATAGTTTCTGTGTATCTGTCATCATGCTTTTCATCCACTTTGTATAACTTTTCTGATGTCTTTTCTATATTAGTTTCAGCTTTATCCATGCGTTTTTCTAAGCTAGTAATTCTTTGTTCTTCTATTGTTTTTTGCATAAAATTAAAACCCCAATTGCCACTAAGATAAATTGTATGATGCCAATGCTTAAATTGATGTAATAAGTAGTGAACATTTCTGCGCCACTCACAGACAATAAACCGAAAAGCACATGAATAAAACCGCTTAAACTATTACCCAAAATGACAAAAATAGCGTATATTTTACCGTCGGAAAACATTGCTGCAATTAAAAGGAAAGAACCGATTAGCATAAACCACCCCATAGTTTGTATATCAAAATAAAGGCTTATTTTTGTATACAAAGGGGATATTTCTTCTAATTCATCTACAGTTTTATCAATCCATTCAAAACTTCTAATACCACCTGTAACAGCAAGTAATAAAAGCAAAAGATTAGACATTAAATCTGTTGTATTTATTTTTCTCATGGTTAATCCACCAACTTTGCTCAAAAATGAAACCACAAGTTATTTAACCTGTGGTTCGTAATCTTTACCTGTTGTTTCTTTAAACTGTTCTGGCGTAATCCATCTAACTCTAACAAACTTTTTAAAAGTTTCGTCAGTGTATAAACCTTTTTTATATAAATCGATTACTACTTTATCCATATTAAGATTCCCCCAATTTTTGGTTTGCTTGTTCTTCTGTCAAACGAGCAATAGTTTGTTTTAAATCGTTCACTTCTTCTTGTAAATCAACTACTAGATTTGTTAGTTCGGCTATAGCTATATCTTTATTATCGACAGGAGTTTCTATTTTAGGCAGTGACTTCGCTAATTCTTCTTCAGTTTGACCTACCCATTGCTTACCGTCGTAATAGCAAGGCAAGATAATACCTTGTGGAGGCTTGTTATCTGTCCATTTTTCATTCGGATAAACATATTCATCTTCTTCATTTTTATAGACGATAACAGCTTGTCCGTTTTTCCATAAATAAACTACTTTCATTTCATCACTCCGTCCATTCGTATTGACCATAGATATAATCTGTATCAGTCCATGCGCTAGGATCTACAGTAGCATCAAAGTTCACCGTGCCTGACGTGTTCAACGAAATACGTCCATTATTTTTATTTCTAGGTGCACTAATTGAGAAAAATACTAAGTTTCTAACAAACTCTTTTGGTAACATCGCAATAGTTTGACCGTGTTTGATAGTTGTTGCATTAATGCGTATCATTTTTCTAGTAATACCATTTTGAGTAATTGTTCTATACGCACTAGTGAAACCACCTTTAGAAACTAAATCATTATGAGGGGATGCACTATTTACTAGTTGCAAATCAATCCAACCAGTATCTACAACATCTGAACCAACACGCTCCCAACCACTCCACGTTTTGTAAAATCTTTTTTGGTATATAACGGTTGAATTGTAAGGTTGATAACGTATTAGTATTGCGTCATCACCTCTTTTTAACTTCGTTAACCAACCATTGTTGTTAGTTTCAGGAGGGTTGTTTAGTGTTAAAGCAACATATCGTGTGCCAATAGGTAAAGCAGTTAATTGTTCATTATTATCGAAATCTATTTGTAAGCTAGAGTCATAAAAGTTAGTGCCATCATCATTTGTTAATTTAAATTTTTGCCAATTCTTTTCTGTAAACTTATTTTCTACATATTCAGGGGTAGTAAAACCATCTCTTTCAAGAGTTTCGTTGAATGTTTGTAGTTTTTCGTCAATTGTTGTGTTAGCCTGATTAACATTTGTATTAAAAGCGTCTACATTGCTATCATAAGTTTTTTTGAACGTATCAGAAGCCAAATCATAATCTGTCTTGATAGCGTCACGTTTAGCATCTATTTGTCTTAAAGCTTCTTCTCTTTCTAAATCGATACTTTGATTAGAAGTAAGTAACGCGTCTGTAATGGCAATAAGAGCGTCTGCTTGAGCCTTGTTTATTTTAACGAGATATTCTTCAGCTGTTTGCTTAATAGATTCAATCAGCGTTTGTGTATCGCCTATATCTTGTTTGAGTTGTTGCACTTTCTTTTCTAATTCTGTGCGTAAGTCATCAAACATACGAATGTAAGATACTTTGATATCACTTTCTATTTGATTGATAAGACTATCACGTACTGTAAATTTAAAAGTACCTAATACAACAGTGTCGTCATTTCCTACATTGTTTACATCATTGAGTGATAAGTAAATTTCACCCAACACTTCAGAATCGACAACGTTTTTTAAAAACCATTGAGGCACCGTAACACCTATCAATCCTTTCATCGGATCAATGAATTCTACGTCTAATACACCTGATGTACTAGGTCGTTTTTCTTCTGTTCCGTTTGTAGCTTTAAAGAAAGCATAACCCTTAACGTTTTTGTCACTGATTAACAAAGGTTTGTTATCTTTTTGTACTACAAATTGAAATTTAGCGGTGTTTTTATCGAGATTATAAAAACCGATACCTCTATTAGATATCGGTTGTAAATATGGTTCTTCATTTAAATCGAGTTTACCTACTTTTTCTAATTCCATTATTTAGCACCCCACAATACTAATGCTATTGCACAGCCACGTTCTTCAGTGTATTCAGAAGTTATCTTCATGACTCTACCTTTACCATTTACATTATCTTTGTAACCCACACCTGCTCTACCATTGATATAGTCACCTGGTATAACGTCTTTTTCAATGTTTGTGTAGATTTGGCCTAATAATCCGACTACATTCCATTCAGGTCTTTCTGAACGAGATTCGTAACTAATGCTATCGTCATAATCAGGGTTTTCTACTGGTACATCACGCCATTCGAATGAAACGTTGCCCTCATCGTCTACAAACTCAACTTGTTTTCTGTTTGTAATTGTTACACCGTATTCGTTCTTTAAGAATCTGTCTTTATGGTGGAATGTTTTTTCATTAGCGACTAATGCAGCAGTGCCAGAAATAACACCAATAGGCTCGTCGCTAGGTTGTGCTTTTCTTATTTTATCTCCGTCTAAAGTAACGATAGTTCCTAAATCAATTGCTAATCCATTTTGTGACTCAAATAACTCTGCGATATCGGCACTATCTTGTTTAAGTTGACCTGCTAAAGTAAGGTTTCCAGAGTATGTGCTTAAATCAAACTTGATATTTGAAGTTGAAGGACCACCTTTTGAGCCATAACCACCAACAACGTGATAGTTTCCTGGAGATTTAACCCTGTTACTATTAAGGATTAGTTGCGTATGTCCTGACTTATCTGTTTCGGAATTAAGTGCGTTGATAATACCACTACGAGATCCATAAGCTTTAGATTTAGCACCTGAACCTAAGACAAAACTACGACTACTATATGCTTTTGAACCACCTGTTGACGCAATAACTGCGCTTGTATTCGCTACACCTGCACTACCAGTGGTTGCAATACTTGCACCACCTTTTCCAACTGTAGGAGCAGTGTCGTATTTTTCACCTGCTATCCAAGCTGGTGTGGAGTAATTGTCTGATGTAACACCATTGACTATTGCATGGTTGTTAGTTAATCGTAATCCGATACCCGAACCATTACCATGTAAGTTGCAGTTAGTAATTTTGGTATCATTAATACTTCCGCCTACGCCAATACCGATGTTATTTGATGAATTCCAAATATTGATATTGTTAAGTGATACTCTTGACGGTCTATTACTTCCACCGAACAATCTAATATCAACGTCTGCATTTTTAAAGTTACGAACATTGATGTTGTTGAACGAGATGTTTTCTGCCATGAATTGAACAGCAATAGCAGGTTGTTTTTTGTCTAGTTTTCCATCTTCTAATATGCCAAAATCACTAGTACCTATAGCTGTGAAGTTGTTTACAGATACATTTCTATATGCACTGATTACTAATGCTCTTGGAGTAGACCCTGGATAAACGCCATTGAATTTAGGGTTAAGCGCTAAACAGTTATTAAGCGAAACATCATATGCAGTTAAACTTTTAGAATCTGTTTTAGCATTATGATGTCCGATATGTCTAATGTTGTACGCTCTTGTATCTTCGATTGATACATGGCCGTTAACAAACACACCACTTGCTGCACTTGCGTTACTATGCGCTTTAATTTCTAACCCACCAAAGTTGCCTTTAGTTCGGTTATTCGATAAGAAAACATATTGCGAGCCGTCGTCAATTTCTATACCGTTATTATTGCTCCCTCCAGTTGGAGTGTGCGCATAGGAATTAGAAATTGTGATGTAACGAGAATGGTGGGTAGTAATACCGTCATCTCCACAACCATACGCCTCACAATTATCAATGAATATATGTTTACTTTCTAACGAGTAAGGTACGCGATTGCCGTCACCCTCGTAATAATAATTGTCGTTTGCATATGTTACGTCGATACAGTGAAGTAAAGCGTCATACGACTTAACGTTGTAAATGTAACCGTTAGTTACACCTGCAAATCTAATGTTAGATGAGCGAGAACCACCGGATGCTTTTAATGTTTTGTTTTGTCTAAACTTATTTCCGTTAAAAGAAAAACTTTCTAATGAGATATTCTCTGCACTACCACTCATTTTTAAATTAGTAATACCAATGTTTTCTGCAGGTGTTTCGTCCATAAATTTAATTGTAGTAATGTCTTTACCTTGTCCAACTAAACGAGAGTTGTTAGGCATTTTAATACCTGTTGTAAGGTAAGTACCACCACTCATGGTTACTTGTACGTTACCGTTGCCTAATGCATCTTGGAAAGCTTTTGTACTGTCCTTTTGACCTGTGGGATCTCCACCAAAGTCGTCAACATTAACAATACGTTGTATTTTTTTAGTTAAGTCTGCTCTTAGTTCTTCTCTAGCATTACTTTCTCTTAAAAAGTCGTGATATAGACGTTGATGTAAAGAATCGAAACTTTGAGCGTCCATTGATGTGTGACTTGCTTTTAATTCATTGTTACCGTCGCCATTATGACCTAACACAAGATGTTCAATAAGTTCGTCTTGAAAGTTCTCATGATTGGATAAGACAACATCTTGACCTTTTGTAGTTTTGTGTTTGATTTGTTCAGTTGTATGTGCATTTTTTTGAGTGGTTAAATGCTCGTTAAAGCTATCATCACTTTTATTAGTCCAGTATTTTATTTGTTCGAAGTTGTTTTCAAGTTGACTTACAAACTTTTGACTAAAGTACGAGTGAAGTTTCGTAATTAAATTGTCTAATTTCAAAGTTTTTGACCTCCTTAGCCATAAAAACCGTAAAAGTTTTTAACTAGTTCATACATAATGACTTCGTGCCCTTTTTCGTTAGGGTGTACACCGTCAGGCATGCTCGATTTTCTGTATGAAGGTATATTGGGTTTGAATTGTGTTGAGTGATAAGCGTCATACACAGGTATATCTAACTCATTACAAGCGTCTATTTGAACGTCTACATAGTCAACTAACGTGTAACCTAAATCGTTCTTAGTGGTGTCTTTTCGGACAACCTTACCGTCTTTTATATAACACTGTTTTGTAGGTGTCATGACGATTATTTTTGATTTAGGGTTATTACTCTTAATTTTAGAAATGGCACTATAAAAGGCACCGTAAAACGTTTTAATGTCCGTTTTATCAGTGCCTATCTTAATATCATTTGTCCAATCATCATCTGTACCTTGAACAATGATTAAATCACCTTTAATTTTAGTTGCTTGTTCATAAATGCTATTATCTTTGTTTGTGCTTATTGTCGCACCACTAACAGCTAAGTTTGTTGATTTAGCTTTTATCTTCTTAGCTAACATTTGCGTAAAGTTAGTTTTAGCACCAGTACCTTTAGCTACTGAATCTCCAATAGTACCTATTGTTTTAACTTTCCTAATTTTAGACTTAGGTGTAAAGTCGTGAACAATCGTACCATTTGCAGTTGTAACACTTTTAGCATGTGCGCTTTCTAATCTCTTTTTAATGTCATCGGTTTTCTTTTGTAAATCTTGTGTTGTTTTAGTGTTAGCTTGTGTTTGTGCTTGCATTGACCGTAAATCTTTCGCAGGATCAGATTTGTTAGATTTAATAGCTTTAACATAATTTGCAGCAGTATTTACTGCTTTCATATATCTATCTTGTAATCTAAATTCTCCAAGTACTACGTCTTGCTTGATAATTTTATTGTAAATATCTCTATGAGTAGTAATTTCGATAATTCTAACAAATTCATTTAACCCTATTAAATCGTCAACTACATTCACAATATCTCCAACTCTAGGTACTGCTTCTTTAAAATGTTTTTGTAAAGATATGAAGTCTAGGGTTACAGATGTTTTTAAACTTTCTTGTATAACTAGCTCCATAGCTTTTTTGAGTGTATCACCCTTTGTCATACGTCCATCTACAACAGGTGGCGCATGTCGTTTACCTATAAGGTCAGCTAAGGGGTGTGTGTACTCATATTGCAAGCTAGCTTCGTTAAAAGTTTGTTGATCGTCAAAACCACCATAACCTCTGATGTAGGTATAACATTTAGAAGCGTCCTCTTGCACCTTTACATTGTTAGCGTTAACGCCTGCTTTGATATAATAGTCAGCCTTACGTTGAACAACATCGAACAAGTGAAAAGTCTTTGTTTTAGGTTCGTATTCGTACTCTAGGTCGTAACGTTCTAAACCTTTTTTGAATAATTCTAAATTGGTATCGTGGTTACCTAGATTTTCAAATTTGGAAGATGAAACCTTAGCGTGTAATTCATACTTATATCCAGTATCTTTAAAAACTAAATCAAAGTAGCTTTTTCCTGTAAAACTACCATTATATACTTCGTACACCCTTAAATTGTTTAGGTCGTCTAATTCAACAGGACGCGCTTTGATTGTTAACTTTTCCTTTTGACCTACAGTTGTTTTGTCTAACATAACGATACGGTATTCGTTTAGGTCATCAGCACCACCAACACCTGTAATCGTCCACATTTTAGTAATAGCCCCTATAGCGTCAAATGTAGCTTTGTTTTCTACCATTTCTATTTCTAAGGAGCCATCTTCATTTAATTTCTCGTTTAATTTTGTTTCTACAGGTAGGGATTGCCCAATGCCCTGTAACGTTTTTAATAATATTGGCAATTAAGCAACCTCCTTACAAGTAATATCTTTTATGTTTAAACGTAATTTTTTGAAGTTTCTTAGTAGTATGGAAGGTATTCCAACCAGGCATTAATACAGGTTGTTGTTTTGTCTTGTTGTAATCATCAATGCGTAAGTTATTACGATATACATGAATGCCGTCAAATTTGATAACATCACCTGCTTTCAACTCTAAACCACTTATTTTCATAATGTCGCTATGTGTCATGTAGAAGTTGAAACCGTCACTATCTTTTTTGCTAACGTTTTCTCCTAGAACCATTTCTACAACACTATCTTGGTTGAATTGGTTAATTTCAGCTGTACCACCGTAATATACATCGCCTACTTTAGTATCATAGAATGTGTATCTACGTTCTTTATGAGATGTGTTGAACGGGTTTTTGTCTGGAATACCCCATTTATTCAAATTACCACTCTCTTTTTCTAAATCTGTACTATACCCAATACTCTCAAAGTATGGTAATTCAATCGTTTCGAAATCTAGTGTGAATTCACCTGACGTTTTAGTAGTATCGAATGACACTTCATTAACTAAGCCGACAAGTATCTGCCTACCGTCAACATATTCTAGTTCAAAAGATTGTTCCTTAGGTTGGAATATATTCTCGAATTTAATTTCACTTTCAGACGCTGCTAATTCTCTAAGGTAAAAATGACCTCTTAGCATAGCTTGTATGTTCGCTTTTAAATGAGAAGCATAAGCTATCTTTTCCACATCGTATCTCACAATCATTGAAATGCTTTTCTTTTCTTCTTTAGTAGCGTTATGGAATCTACCGTTAACACGATCAATTTCATCAAATTTACGGTCATAGCCAGCACCTTTAACATCATAAGAAACAACTCTCAACGCAGTACCAGTGAAGCGATTGTCACTAATACGCAAACGTTCTTTATTTTTGTAAACTTCAACATCATGTAATATCAATTAACAATCACTCCTTTAAAATAATCCGAAACTTGCGTCTTTTGAGTTGGAATCTTCAATGTATGATTTAATAGCTGGTATATCTGACTCGTTGCGAACAGTCACATTAACGATAGGTTTATTGTTCTCTTGCATGCTATGGCGCACGTCTTTACTCATATGCGCGTTCACATCGCTATTTAATCCACCTGTTAAGTCTGATGTTAAATCAGTGTTTAAATCAGGGCTAAATGCGTTAGTTACATCTTTCGCTAAACGACGACTGGCATTAATAGCACTATTGCTTTGTTCCATAATACCAATACCTAAACCTTGAGAAATGTATCCACCTATGCCTCTGAATACACGTGAAGGTGAGTGAATACCTAGTACATTTTTAGCTGCACTAACTGCTTTTTTAGCAATGTTTGCGGCAGCATTTATAACTCTACTTGCGCCATTCGCAATACCTCGTGCAATACCTGAAGCAATATGCAATCCTGCAGATACCATTTTTCCGAAGAAACTTCTGACTTTGGAAACAGCTCTACCCATACCAGAAGCCACTTGTGATACAACTCTAACAAAACCACTAACCACGCCTTGAACAAATCTACTCATCGCAGAAATGATACTTGAAACCCAACGAGCACCACCAGAAATGATGCGACTTAATGCTTGCATCATTTTTTGAGCAACAGTTGAAACTACACGTGAAAACCAACTTGATACTGTATTCCATATTCTAGTAACTGCACCTGAAATCGCAGACCAAATTTGGTTCCAACTTGTAATATTAGTACCAAGTATTCTGTTCAAAACATTGAATATGAAGTTAGAAATTTGGCCCCAAATTGACAATATGGTATTCCAAATCGTAGTCATTACATTAGAAATCGTAGTTTGTAAAGTTTGCCAAGCGCCAGAAAAATCTCCGGTAAGGAGCTGTATTAATGCAGTAAACAAACCGAAAATCAATTGCGTAGCAGCTTGTAGTATTCCACCTATCGCAGTGAATACTACTGAAATCACAGTCCAAAGAGATTGGAAAGCAGTTACTAAACCATTGATAAGGCTGATGAATAAGAAGCCGAGAACTTGGTTTGCAACTTGTCCTAACATTTGTAAGATAGGCATAATTGGTTGGAGCGTTTGTTCGATAGACGCTCTGAACTGATTAAACCAGTTAATCACTGTTTTTACAGCGTTCATTATCGTATCTTTAATTGTGTTCCAAGCTTCAACACAAGTTTTTCTGAAATTCTCGTTCGTTTTCCATAACCAAACAATAATACCTATTAAAGCAACGATAACGCCTATGATAGCCAATACAGGCCATGAAATCGCGCCTATAGCTACACCCAATGCTTGGAAAGCGCCACTTAACATAGGTAAGATACGCATAATTGTACTAATAGGGCTCATAAGAAGTCTAAAGGCGATTTTCACTAGGTTTAACGCACTTCTAAGTATTTGAGTGTTTCTAGCAAAAGCTAACATTTTAGTCATAGCTTTGAATAGACTACTACTAAAGAATGTTTCTAATAATGTACCTACTGCGATGATTGGTGCTAGTAAAGCCCACAACATACCGCCGAGTATCATACCTATACCAATCATTCGAGCTATAGCGGGGTGTGTTTCGAACAACTTAGCGATGAAACCAGCTAATGCTGTTACTACTTTTAATATCACGCTTGCTATTGGTGCCATTGCAGTGCCGAATGCAACCAAAACTCTTACGATATTACCGATTAGATCCATAATGACTGGACCATTCTCTTGCACATACTGAACAAACTTTTTAAACCCTTCAGATTTACCGACTTGTTCAGACCATTCTCTAAACTTAGCAGTCATTTTAACTAGCCAATCAAAGATATTAGAACTGTTTTGAGCAAATGCTTTCATCAAGTTACCAATACCCATGAATACATTGCCGAATATTTGACCTATTTTAGGTAAATTAGTTTTAGTGTATTCAATAAATGATTTAATAGCATTTTGACCTGCTACACTATTCGCCCAGTTTTGGAACTTTTTACCTAAATTATCTAAACCTTTAGCAGTCCATAAGAATAAAGGTCCTAACTGCGTGAACACATTAATAAGTCCGTCACCAAAACGTCCTGCAGCACTTAATAATGTGTTGAATGTCTTAACGCCTGTTGTATTCATCATGTTAAAGAATTTGCTAGCAGTTTGGCTGTTTTGAGCCCATTTTAAGACACTCTGTGATGCTTGTTCCATTCCTTTAGAAACACCTGCTAAGAATGGTTTCATACGTCCTAAAGCTACGTTAACTGTATCTAAAGCATTAGATAGTGTATTAAATATCTGCGCTTGATTTTGTTTGATAATGCCTTCCCAAGTTGACTTAACTTGTTCTAAAGACGCTTGGTATCTTCTTGTTTGCGCAGTAGCTTGTAATGTTCCGTCATTCAACATTTTAATTGCACTTACTGCCATAGCACCAAATGCAAACGCACCACTTGCAGCAATACCAAATGCACCAGCTACACCTAATGCACCACCAGCAACTACGCCTAATGCGTTAGCTACTGCCATGATGGCGGGTACTAAACCAGCTATAATAGGAATAAGACCTTGAAAACTAGCGATTAGCACACCTTTGATTTGTTGTCCGAACACAGTACCAAATGTACGAATACGAGTAGCTAATCTATCCATTTTGTCGCCGTATTCATCTAAAGACTGACTTAAAGCTCTAGTTAATACTTGAGCTCTTGTCATTCCCCTTGTATCAAAGTTAACTTTTACCGTTTTATCATGTAAGGTTGCAAGCATAGCTTTAGCACCTAATACTGAACGTTTTAAGGGGTTGTTGTTACCTTTAATATCTACTTCTTTATCTCTTAATTGCTGTAATTTCTCTTTAACTACTGCAATTGCTCGTTTGATAGGGTTATTGTTACCGTCTATTTCAACGGTGTGTCCACGCCAACGTTGAGCCATTGCTTTTGCAGTGTTTAAGGCTCGTTTAAACTTACTGATATTCGCATCGACTTGTGTTTCGATTTCATCGGGTATTTCAGTTTTTGCCATACGTTGAGCTTTTCTGATGTTCCGTTGGAAATCTGTAATGATCGCCGATATACGAGCCATAAAGTTTTTATTCATGGCTAACCTCCTTTTTGACTAGTATTGCGTAATGAATTCATAAAGCGTCGTGTACCTTGTTTCTGAACATTTCTAATGCGTTTGTTATGTGCTAACTTACGTTCTTTCATACGTTCGTATTCTTCTGACTGTCCACGTACTTCGTATCTTGCACGCTCTAACTGCTTCTGTAATCGTTTAAGTGATTTACCAGCTTGCACAAGACCGTTAGCTTGAGCACCAAACAATAAATTTTCTTGTTCATCAAGTAACGCCAGTCTGCGACCGATAACCCAGTCTTTCCATTCATTAGGCGTCAAACTCATTAATTCATCATAAGGGAGATAGCCTATGTATTGACTGGTTATCTGCCGTATTTCTGAATAATCTAGTACGGTAGCTCGCCCATGATTTCTTTGTAGTTGTTCTTCATGAACTCGATACCGTTCTTCGTAGACTCTTTTTCTTCTTCTTTCACCATAGATGGAGCCGAGTTCATTTGTGTCCAGAATAGACGTGATTTCTGCTTGAAAAAACCACTATGATTTAATACTCGCAATGCACCTTGTAATAATTCGATAGAATCTTCTTTTTCATCAATAATTTCCATTAATGTTTGTTCGATATCTTCACGTTTAGGTGCATTCTTACCTAGATAAGCTGTTGCACATTCCCAAAAGTCTGCAATTGCAATTGGATCACGTTCTAAAATACCGTTATAAATAGCATTAAAACCAGATACTTTAGTAGTTTTACCGTTTTCATCTTGCTCATCTTTAGCAAACTTTTTAGCAGTTTTATCAAATAAGAAAGTAGCTTTCGCTTCTACTTCTTCTCCATTGAACTCTAATGTAGTAATAGGATTGATTGTATTTTCAGTCATTCTTTAACCTCTTTCTGTTATTTTGTACAAAAAAATAGAGGGCTTAATGCCCTCGTAAAACTTATGCACCAGCACTAGGTGTACGGTTTTCGTATGAGTCTGTATAAGCTCCCATATCTTCCCATTCAACTGTAGGAGCAGCAGCACTAGGGTTGAGCCATTCTGGTGGTAATGAATCAACAGAACCGTCAGCACTGTTAAATTTAACTTTTGCAGTGATTTCGATTTTGTCATCCTCATCATCAAATGACCATTCGTGCTCTTCTACAATTACATAAGCGAAAGTACCGTGATGTTTACCGTCACGTTTCTTAACTTCCCAAATCCATAAACGTAACTGCTTGAAGTTTTTAACTGACTCTTTTAAAGCTTCTTGACCTTTGTCGCCAGGTACACGGTCAACAGTTAACTTGATTTCTTCTTCTACAGAGTTACGACCATAGTCTTTTTTGCCACCTGTAATCATTTCAGCTAAATCATTACTGATTGTGTGTCCACCCTCAGCTAAACTAGCTAACAGAATAGCATCTTCTTCTTTTAGCTTGCTCGCTAAATCTTTGTCAGCGATTTGTAACGCTGCAATATATTTATTCTGCGCCATTCGTTACACTCCTTTGTAAAGTATTGTGTCTGTATTTAAAAATAAGCCGAATGATACCGTGCTTCGTGTACTGATCAATGTCAGTTATCACTTCTTGTGTATCAATTCGACTTTTAATGAATGAGTAATGTTCGATTTCAAATTCAGTATTAAGTACATGGCCTAAAAACTGAATAATTTGCGCTGCTTCATCACGATTTCTCGCTTGACTATACACGTGTAAGGTTACGCCTACATCTTCAAACATACTCGTTGTCGTTTCTTTATTAGTGACGTTTGTTTCACCCACAACGATATATGGGTAAACAGCGTCTTTTTGAACGCAATCAAAAACCCTACCGCCTAGTTGTTTACTGACGATAGGGTTACTCTTTAATTTGTTATATATCTTGTTGAACAGATACCGTTCTACTGATACCCACATATCTTAACCACCTTATGAAAAATACTTATTGAAAAACGCTCTACCTTCATCAATTGCTGGTTCCCAAAAAGGTTGTGCATGTTGCCCTTTAGTTGTGTGCCAATGTCCGTCTGCGTCTTTGTAACGCCACGGGATATTCTTTGCACGACTACCACCCGGACCGACTGCGTATATCCCTGTACCGTAGTTGACGTAAACTGCGTACTCACTGCCGATATTAATAACGCCTGTTAATCCGCCCTTCTTAAAGTCCATAGAAACACTTTCTCTAAGATAACCGGTGTCAACAGGCATGTTACTAACTATTGAATTGTGAATAATAGTTGTTGTCTTGGCTATACCTTTTTTAGCCCATCTAATCGTTTCTTTTTCGAACTCCTCAAGCTCCTTAACTAAATCCCAATTTCCGTATTTAACCTTAGCCAATAGGACATTCTCTCAATCTTGTTAAGTTGATTTCTTGTTGCCCGCCTTGGTCGACAGGTTCTCCTACTACTTCGTAAGTTTTACCGTTGTATTTAAATAAGTTTGTGTTAGTTATTGGCAGGCTGTACGGCGTATATAGGTTTCTGTCGTATGATTGGTTCATTTGATGAAACTTGAGTTGTTCAGATGAAGTAGGCGTATCCATAAATCCTTGTATTGTTTTTTCGCTCTTAAAGCGCTCTTGTTCACGTGGATACTCTCCTACAACCTCTCTTGAGCCTAATTCGATTGTATGAGGAAACTCATTTAATGGATTAAACATGATAACCAGTCCAACGTAAGCGTCTAAATGGTTTAAGGTAACCGTATGTTTCCTTAGGTAGATCAGTAACGAAAGTGTAGCTCACAGTACCCATAGTACGCGAAGAAATATTGCTAGTCGTACCTTGTTTAATACAGTTAGCAATGAATTTCTCTACATTACTAGGTAATGACTTCCTATTGAATGTTTGATTACAATATTCTTCAGCTACATTCAGATACTTTTCAATAAGTAATTCGATTGTTTCGTCATTTGAAGTATCATCGGGTGAGAGATTGTTTAATAATTTAACGTCTTGTGCGTTCATTACTCAACACTTCCTAATGCTTCAATGAGTTCATCTTTTTTCATACTAGAAAAGCCCTCTATTTCACGTTCTTTAGCGAGTTCTCTTAATTCTGATACTTTCATACCTTTTAAGTCTTTGTCGCTCTCTACACGCTCAATAAGGGGCTTGTTTTGACGGTTCTCTTTTGTGGATAGTTCAGTTAATCGTTCATTACTTACATTTAAACCTTTACGAGGGAACGTATCTCCAACGTTATATTCGTAGTTGTTATCTTGTAAGTCTGTGAAGTATTCGATTACTTTATACATACGTCACTACCTCCTTTTATGCGCCTGAGTCTGTAGTTCCTGCGCCTTTAGTAACCTTAACTGCTTTAGATTCGTCATATAAGTACGCTACATAGTGTTTATCACTGTATAAAGCAGTTGTTTTAGTTGAAGGATCACGGTCAGTTTCTAAGAAGAAATCACGTTTAGTGATTAATTTAACTGCACCACGTTTAGCTAAAATAGCTTCGCCCTCATCTAATTTCTTAGAACGTACAATTACTGCACCTAAAGCTTCACCAAATGCACCTTTAACGATAATGTTATCGCCTAGTTCAGTCGCACGAGTGAAGTTTGCAGAAGCACTAGAACGTAACTTGCCAGCGTCTTTAGGGTTAATGAATAATACCATTGGTTCTAAATCTTCATCGTCAAATGTATCAATAGCAGCTTCTAAACCTGCTAATGTACCAATATCTCCACTAACTGTTAATTTCGTGCCTCGTAAAGCTTCTAATACGTCGTTATCTACTTTGTTAGCAATGGCTAAGCCATGTTGACGTACTGCTTCACCTTGAGGATCACCATAACCAGATAATAAAGCTTCATCAGTAATATCAGTACCTTTACCGATTTTATGAATTTTAGCTTCACGTCTGTTAGTTTCAATTTTGTCTACAGGAATTTTTTGTCCTTCAGGTACTACTGTAGCGTCACCACTGTAAACAAATGCAGGGAAAGTTAAAGTGTCGCCTGGTTGTCCTACTAATGTACTGTCAATGTCTGCAAATTGTGCAAATCTCAATTTCTTATCTAATTCTGCTTGCATCATAGGTTTTAATACTTCTGGAACGATTTGTGTACTTTTAGTTGTTGTTCCTTGTGCCATATGTTATTACCTCTTTTCTAATTGTTTATTAGAGCGTCATAAGTCTTTCTATCGTTAACGAATAGATCAGTTCTCTCTGCGACGCTCATGTTGTTAAATTCTTCTTGTGTGACTCCACCATTTACGCTTTTACCGTCATCAGGTGTACGTCCACTTGGTTTACTTTCAGCAAATAAATAAGGCTTAGACTCTTTTAACGATTCAATCGCTTTATCTAAACCTTTAACTTTGCCGTCATCTTGTAGTTCTAGTTCATCTTTGTTGATGAAAGCTAGAATGTCGTCAGCGTCGTTTGCGTCTTTAGCAACTGCCAACTTAACAGCGTTATTCAATTGTGATTCTTGGTACTTAGTTTGCCACTCTGCGTTTTTATCTTTTAATTCGTCGAGTTCTTTTTGTAACTCGCTATCATCTTTCACAGAGTCTTGTAACTTGGCAATTTGTTCATCACGGTTAGTAATCTCTGCTTTTAATTCATCGATTTCAGCGTTCTTATCATTCAATCGAGAACGTGGTACCATACCTGATTTCGATTCATCAATAGCGTCAATTACTTTCTGTTTATCAATTTCACCGTCTTTAAATTGCCCTAATAATGCGTATAAGTCCATATTTAATTGCTCCTTTTACGTTTTTTACGTGTAACGACACGAAAGATTTGTATAAAAAAGAAGCCTTTTAACGACGGTGCTAAGGTCGAGTATTTACTGCTTACGCTTGTTTTTCTCCCACTCTCTATAGTTAGTGAAAGGTATTACGCCATCTTCTTTAGTTCTCATCGTTGTAGGTAATTCATCTTCGTCTATGTAATAAAGAAGCTTACAACGACAATTGATGTTCTCTTTTGCACTAGCTACACCTACAAACAACTTAGGTGCAGGTCCTACACAACCACTAGAATGAAAGTTACCTTCAATATCTACTGAAGTGCCGTCTAAGTGTCTGTGTGTATCACGTGTGCGTGTATCTTTAGTAGCATACCAACGTTTTTTCATATCAAGTCCGTTTTCTTTAGCTACCATCGCACTATCTAATCCAGCTTGTGACAATGCACGACCTGTTTCTGTACGCGCCACTCTTACTGATTGAGCTTTTGCCATTCCTAAGTCATCTCTTAACGCTTTAGCTATCTTAGAATAGCCCTCACCACTCATAATGCCTTGTGTTATGTGTGTACGAATACGTTTTAATGTATCGTCACGATGTTTCTGCAGTGTAGGTACTAACTTAATAAACTCAATAGGTTGTTCAATTGCCGTCTGTATTGTCTGCGAAGTAGGTATATCAAAGTTCATAGACGTTTGACTTGCTACTTCATACAAAAATAGGCTCATCATGTACTTTTCGATATAGACGTTCTGTTGTGATTGTTTGATAGCCTTAGCGACCTCTCTATAGTCTTGTGACAACATCTGTCCTATACGATTAAGTTCTTTGTTGAGCCTGTTGTATTTATTAAATTCAGTCCACGTTACTTGCGGTTCATCTCTATCGTACTTTTCGTACATATTCGCAATAATCTGTTTGATTTCTTTCAAACGTTTAGCAAATAGTATTTCGATTTCTTTCTCTGCTTGATTAACCAGTTTGTCGATGTAGTTATCTATGTCATTCTGATTGGTTATTTTCGGATTGTCTTTGTTTTTCGTCATTCAATCCCTCCTCAATGTCAGGGAGTTGTTGATTGAGCTCTATGTTTTCTTGTTCTATTCTCTCCATTTCGGCTACAGGATCTTGTACCCACGAATGATTACCAAGAATAGTTTCTTTAGATAATAACCCTGTAGAATTCATAGCGATTTGAGAGTTTTCTAACTCATTAACCATTACATTGAAGTTGAATGTAATCTCGATGTCTTGCACTTTCACATCTAATCTGTAGAAGTCGATAATGTACTGCAACAACTCTTGTAATGCAGTAAGTGTTTTGTTCTTCAATTTATTAGCTTTTAAGTCTAAGTTACTGTACATAAATTTAAGTGCAATACCACTTGGACTATTGCCAAATTTATCTTGTTGGAAGTCTACACCTTGCCCAAACTCTATAATGTAATCACGTAACATCTTCGTGTATTCCTTAACAGAGTCGATAGGCACTTCTACTTTGATAGTATCTACGCCAGAACCACTTTCTCCTGCAACACTAATTGCTTTGTAGTATTTTAGGTTATGCATGAAGTCTTTCATATCTTCACCTTCATAACCTTTTAAGATATAGATTAACTCTACTGATTCGTCAAAAGTGTTTTGTGTATCTGACAGTCGTTTATCTAATGCATCTATGATTGTCTTATACATGAATATATCTGATACTTCTTGTGGGTTGTTCTTGAACGGAATAAAAGGAACACGCCCCCAACTCATCAATTTATTACCTTGATAATAATGAGGTTGTATATGATCTTCACTACGATAGAAATCATGGATAAGTTGTCCTTCTTTCAACTCATAGAATGTCACATCATCTTTAGTCCAATACTCAACGCGTTCTGCTCCGTCTAATTCATATACACGGATAAACGCTTGCAGTTCATCTCTTTCTTTATTAGTCCAAATAGGTACAGCTTGTTCTGCAGGTACACGAAACGTTTTAAATTCTCCCTCTTCATCTACATAAGGTTGAACCCATTCGATACCTTTATTACTTGCAGCAGTTAATATATCCACTAATTTGTCATCCCACTTGTGATTAAGTGTGTGTTGTATTTGTTTTAATGCTTTGTCATTATCTACACCAAATGTCACAGGATTAGCAACTGCATATGCTACTTTCTGGTCTACTAAGTTTTGATGGTAGTTAGTATACATGCGCCAGTCTGGTTTAGTTTCGTCGTAGTCGCCGTTCACATCTCTTTTGAAAGGAGCGTCTAATATATCTGGGTGATGATTATAATATCTTTCGCCCATTGTGATATTGTCTATATTCTCTTTATGCTCTCTAACTAAGCGCAATATCATTTCTTCTTGCGTTTCATACTTCGGTTTGATTTGTTCTACCACTTGTTCGTGATATGGTTTGTCCCATGGCCAGTTAATGCTAATCACCTCGTTTACGTAAGTATGCTAAGTTTATTCTGCCTCATGTCACGCTCTAAGGCGTATCTAGTGGCGTCTATCGTATGATTGTCTTTATCCTCTAATCTCGGTTTAACATTGCCGTCTTTGTCAGTTTCATAGTCGATATTCTCAAATTCTCTCGCTATATTAGGTGTTCTGTTAGGATCTATCACAATAGCAGTTAAATCATCAAGCCATTGTTCCCCGTGTTCTACACTGTCAGGTCCTTTCTTCACACCTTTAATTCTCTTGATACCGTGTTCTTGTTTCAACTCTGCAATAGACTTCGGTTCAGCGCTATCTGCGAATATCTCGTCTGATTGATAGCCTCTACGCTTTAACCAGTTAGCAAACTCTCTATTGCTTATTTGTACACCATAGTGTTCATCAACTGCGTAGATAATACGTTTCTTCTTGTCATAGTGCCAACGTACAAAAGCTAACGGATCAGTAGCGTATCCAAAGTCTACAGCATTACGTATGTTGTCGAAGCTCTTATACAACTCATCAGGTATCTTCTCTATTTGTAGGTTGTTAAACGGCACAACACCACTACCAATGGCTTCGCCCATATATTCCCAACGATAACGTAGTTCGTTACGTTCTTTAGTACTCTCTGCCTCTTGTATAAACTGTTTAGAGATAAAAGGGTTATCTAAGTACGTTGAATGGTGTACGAACGTATTATCCGGTTGGAATGAGGTCTCATATTTTTTGTTAACCCACGATTGTTTTCTCTTAGGAGGGTTGTAACTAAAGAAAAACTTGTAAAATAATCCGTCATCTAATTCACCACGTAACATAGAGTTAGTAATTGTAGTGACTTCATCTTCTGTCTTAAACTCTGCCAACTCCTCTATCCACATGATAGAAAAAGGGAATCGACTATCTTTTAACGACTTTAATCGTTCAGGGTTCTGCGCCCCTCTAAAGATAATCCGATTCCCTCTAGGAACATATGTGATTTCCATTGGCGACACTTTAACTTTGAACAGGTGCGACACCTTTTGTTCTTCTATCGCCCACTTAATTTGCTCAAATACTGATGTAGCTAATGTATTGTCTGTCTTACGTACTACAACTGCATTCATAGGATAGCGCATGATTAACTGTGTAATGATTATAGATATGTCAGACGACTTACCACTACCACGTCCTCCTTTAGCCACTACGTTAAGCTTTTTTCTATCCTTAGTTGCTTTCCATAAGCTATGAAAGTGTTTAGGTAACAGTTCGGATAGATTAATCGATATCGTCATTGAACTGTACCGTCGCAGTTGTTTCGATTTGTTGCTTGTCTGTCCACATCATATATCGTTTACCTAATAATTCTGCAGCTTTAGTTCTAGCGTTAGTATCTGACCTTTTTTCTAGTTCTTCTACTTCCATTTCCCCTCTGCCAACTTGAATAGGTATCAACTCTTGGTCTGTTACCTCCCCACGTAATACAGAGGTGAGATATTGAAGTATTTCATCTTGGTCTGCAATTGAATCTTTTTTCAGTTTTTCCATTCGTTTGTCTATTTCTGCTTTTATTCCCACATTTTCCAACAATTTATGACTACTTGATTTTGCGTATTTCTCACTATAACCAGCCTTGATTGCCGATTGATAAGCAGTACCTGTCTTAATGTACTCATCAACAAATGTTTGTTGTTTAAGGTTCAGTTTCGTCATCGTATATTACCACCTACTCTCACGGTTAAGCACCTTTATTTGACGTATAAAAAAGACACTGCGTAAACAGTGCCTAATGATTATGTTTTGTTATTTATTTGAGTTTATGTACTCATGTCACACCTCTATGTCACATCAATACATAAAAAAGTTACCCGTGTGTTCTCACGGATAACTAACAAGAAAGACAAAAAAAGCTATATTACAAACTAATTAAACATAAGAAGTATCACTGTGCTTCTATATATGGTGATATAAAAGACGATACTGATGAAAATGGTAATGAATATAAAATTCATATTTGTAAGATTCAATAAAACTACCCGCCACTCTGACGGATAGTTAAGCAATCGGATGTGCAACGTCTAATCAAGGACGATAAACACTTATCCAATCACTTCGATATTGAATACCCCACCATAGTGCGAAAGGATAAACACTATGTCTTGTGAGGTAATTCTTACAATATCATAATACACCGATTATAAACGGACTTACACACTTCAAAAGTCCACCTTACACATAACCTATGAATTCTGCCAATCTATTTATCATCGCGTCACGTCGTCTTAATATACTCGTCTTACTTGTTCCGAAGTAGTCAGCTATATCCTCCCACTCACTGCAACCTATTGGACATTCCCAATATCTCAAACGCATTAAGTCTTGTGTATCTTCATCTGATTCATATATAAGCTTATCTACACCTTTTACAATATTACGTAAGTTGTTATAACGATTGTCACTTAACTTCTTAATTGATTCTCTCTCAATAGGATTACCTGGTATATTACTTTTACCTGCACCTACATTTTCGGGTTCGTGGTTCTCTAACAATTCATACTCTCTTACTTTTAACTCTCGTCTGTAACGCTCTATGTTCTTGATATAATCTTCTAGTTTCTTTATATCGTGTCGTTCAATCGTTATCATACTTACCCTCCATTCCTTTAGTTTCCTTTTTTATTAATTCGCTTTTTGTATTCTTCATACTTTAAATTTTGAAAATCATTACCGCCGTCATATTCATCCATTTTACTTAATATACTTTCTAAAGCTACAATTTCACCGATTTTAACATGGGTACTACGGTCTTTATCGTTTTGCATCATCAAAATTAAACTAAGAACTAGAGTTTTTAATTTAATCCACTTGGATTTATAAAACATCACTTACCCTCCATTCTCCAACTTATCTTTCAAGGTCTTAATCTCATAATCTTTCACTTCTAACTGATGTTTTAGATCATTCTGTTCAAGTATAGAGCCAAATAGTAGTAAAACTAATATAATGATTGCTATTACGCCCCACATTGTTTGACCACCTCTAAATTAGGTTTGTGTTCTAGTACACGTCCGTTAAAACTACATGCATCTTCTTTAGCTGAATATAAATCGTCGTAAGATAAAGCTTCAAATACATTGTCAGTGATTATGCATGTGTTTCCATAACTACCTATATATTTTTTCACTAAATATACTCCTTTTTTTAACTCAACCACGTATTTGCCTATGTTGTTTTTATTATCCTTATTTTTCAACCAAGATACCTCTCTTTCTAAATGTAACTTATCTAATTGCAATCCATGTTTATCTTCCTGTAACTCATTAACTCTTTTCTCTGCTTTAATCCACTTATATATAGCAAAAATACACAGTACTAACACAATTGTTACCGATAATAAACTTATCCAAATCACTTTAATAACCTCCGTATATGCCATTCAAATGAGCGTGGTCATTCTCGTCGAAGTCCTTAGGCACTTCCACCTCATCATTAGCAGTTAACTTATAATACACTTCTCTACCAATCCATTTACCTAACTCATACATAGCGATAGTAAACCAAATCTTTAATATTCGTTTAATCAACCTGCTCACTCCTTACCTAATATTCTTTTAATCTCTGCTACTATGTCTTTAGAATCCTGTTGATCCAAATCCGTCTGTCCCTCTCTCTGACTCACTGCTAAACTCCTCTACTTCTTTTAACTCTGGCGTCCAAATAGGTACGATGACCAGTTGAGCTAGTTTGTCGCCTTTGTTGATTTTATAAGCGCCCAAATCAAAACGTACATCTGAGTAATTAATATCTCCTTTAATATCTTTGTAATAATTATCTTCTTTGTGATAATATTGGCAATCATTCTTAATATTAATCCCTAGATTACCCTGAAAGCCTGCATCAATTTTGCCAGTCTCAATCACTAAATGTGTCTTGCTACTTACACCACTTCTTGACGTTAATAGCCCTACATACCCCTCTGGAATATTTACTGCTACATCTGTTTTAATTACTGCTTTCTCCTGTGGCTCAAGTATTATTGTTTCTGCTGAATATATATCGTACCCAGCATCTAATCTATCTCTCTTCGGCATAGTCGCGTTTTCTGATAATAATTTAATTTCTAATGTGTTAGTCATTTATTTTTCCTCCTCGATTTCTTGAACTTCTACAATTTCTCTTTGTAACTTCACATTGTTAGGGTGGCTATTAAATGCTTCTTGCCCCTTTTCTTTAGCTTCTACAACACTATTTGCTTCGACTATATAGCATGGATGAAAGAAAAAGGCTGGATGAATAAATGTTTCAAACATCACTCTATATTTCTTCATCACTACCACGCTCCAAATCACTTAATAAATTTTGAAACTCATGCGTTCCGTCG